ACATGCGATATTCGGGCTGTTGTCCGGAATGTTTAACATGTCAATCTCCTGTTGTTTAGTGTGCGCCCCCGAAGCCACTATCCACTATTCAATTCTGAAGGCTCCTTCCCAAACCCACCCGCCGTGTCTGCTATATGCCCGAACGGGGAGGGCGCACTTCAAACTAAATGATACTCACCTTCAGCACCGGTTTCCCACTCGGCTGCTCCAACCGCTCAGCCAGCTCGGGATATTTTTTCCTGAACACCGTGACATCCAGCGTTGCCGGTTTCAAGCACTGTTCCCAGGCGTACCGGTTATCCTTCTTTACGGTACAGCTATCGAGCTTAAAACTTCTCTTGTAAGTAATCTTGAAACCACTGGTCGTGGTCTCCTGCAGATCTCCCATCGCCGTCCCGAGAGCCGCCTTCGCCGTATCCAGTTTCGCGGCCGCTTCAGATGCCGCTTCTTTTGCCTGCAAATACTCACTCACCAGCTGTCCTATTTTTGCGCTTGCCATTTTGTTCTCCTCCGAAAACAGTTAATAAATAATTTCTATAGGTAATATACAATCCTGTTCACTCTTTGTCAACATGTTTTTTACTTTTTTCTAAGAAAAGTTTGAACCCGGTTGCAATAGCATTAACAGCCCCATCAAAAGTTATCCCCAATTCTTTCTTGATCACCCTCAGCAATTCCAAACTTGGCTGACGACTTCCCCGAACCAGATAACTGATATGACTTCTACTCACCCCGAGCGCCTTCGCTAATTCCGTCTGTGTCTTGAATGTTTTCCTTTTTAGTATTTTCATGATAACTAAAATTAGCACGATATTCACAATCTGTCAACATACTTTGTTAACTCATTGACAAATCTAACATCAGATGTTACTGTATGAACGTGGTGTAAATTTAATGAACAGTAAATTTTTCATGTACACTAAACCATCATTCCAGGAGGAGCCTATGGAATAGTAAACCAACCCGCATAACAAATGGTGGGCCGGGGGTAGTCCCTGGCCCTTTCTGCTCGACTCCATCTTATAGTGGTTAATAAACCGGGTTTTCTCCCCGGGAACGCAGGTTCGATTCCTGCTGGAGTCACCAAATCATCGGAGATCCATGCCACGTTTCGACAACCCTGACGCCCTGAACGCTATCGACGTATCAGAATCCCATCTCGGCACTCAAACCGATCGAGCCATCATGGGACTCAAAGCCAGCAACATACCAGCATCCATGTTCATATCCGGAAATTCTCCTGTCCGTATTCTGGAATCCGACTCTATCCCTAAAATAGAATCACTCGACGTGGACAAAATGAGATTCGAACTGGACCGTCGCATAAACTGGTTCCGGAAATCCAAAACACAATCCGGCGACTGGGAAGTCTCACGCACATCCCCCAAAGTAGAAATAGTCCGAAACGTCCTGTCATGCCCGGAACTATACGAACTCCCGCGACTCACCCGAATAGTAACCGCTCCAGTTTTCAGCTTATCCGGAGATCTACAACTCAACCCAGGCTACGATTCCGGCACAAAAACCTTCTACTGCCCCAGCCCGGGACTCATAATCCCCCAGATATCCGAAACCCCCAACGAAGGCGAAGTAGAAGCCGCCCGTCAGCTAATCTGGGACACCTGGCTCGGGGATTTCACCTTCACATCCATCTCAGAGCACGCAAACGCCCTGGCCCTTGTCATCACCCCTTTCGTCAGAGAGATGATCAGAGGGGCTACCCCACTTCATCTAATAGAGAAAAACAAGCCCGGAACAGGCGCCACTCTCCTGGCCGACATTTCAACCATATTAATGCTCGGGGAAATCGCCTCATCAGGAGCCGCACCGGAATCTGACGCAGAATGGCGTAAACGCATATCAACAAAGCTCTTACACTCAGACCCCTTTTTCTACATCGATAATGTCGCCCCGGGCTCTCTCGACTACGCCAGTGTAAAACAGGTCCTAACTGTTGGCACCTTTGAAGATAGACGACTCGGCACCAACGATCTCATCGAAGAGGATGTTCGATGTATCTGGATCGCCACCGCCAACAATCTGGCCCTACCTCTCGAGCTCCTGCGCCGAGTCGTCAGAATCCGTCTCCACGCCCTCACAGACAAGCCAGAGCTCCGTAAATCAGTCGAACAAGGCGGAGATATCCGAAACCCTCTTCTTAGAATTTGGACAGAAGAGAACCGCTCAACGCTGTTATGGGCCATTTACACCCTAGTCCGGAACTGGGTAGCCCGTGGCAAACCATCCCCAACCGTAGCCCCGATCCTGGGATCTTTCGAACATTATTGTTTCACCCTCGGAGGAATCCTGGAATGTGCCGGAGTCGGAGGCTTCCTTTGTAATAGAGAGGACTCTTACGAAATGGCAGACCCAGCTGAAATGGCATTTCAAAATTTCTTAATGAATCTCCACAATCAATTTGGAGACACACCAATCACAATCGCCAGCATGATGGCTTTCTCCTCAGAACTCGATCTCGGAGGAGGATCAGATCACGGCCGGCGCATAAAACTCGGCCGAATGCTCCACGAAAAACGAGCTACCCCTCACAGTGGGTATGCGATATCAGAACCGATATATCGAGACGGATATGCGACATATCGAATTATTCTCTCTCGACAACACCAAGAACAACAAAAACCAATAGAGTAATCGGCAAAAAAGTGGGTTACAAGTGGGTTCGGAAGTCAAGTAACCCACTGAGGTTAAGTCTAATGATAAGAACAAGAAAAAGGGATTTAAGTGAGTTAGTGAGTTATATTATATTTTTAATGCGCGCACGCACGCACATGCGCATGAGAATGGCTTTCGATTTTAACCCACTTAACCCACTTACCCACTTTGAAAGAGGATTTCAAAATGAAAAAGTATGAAAATGGTATCTATCGTGTCAGAGAAAAGCACGGAGTAAACGAGGAATATATCGGAATGAAACTTGGAATTGCGTGGAGATTAATCCGTTTCGATGCAAGCCTTTCTTGTTATGATTCCGACAAGTATATACAGAGACATTATACTATCGGAGAGAAAATAGAACCAGAAAACAAGAAATCAGGCAATTCTGTTTGACAATCCCCGACTGCGATCGTATAAATAGAACGTGGCAGCAGTCACCTTACCAACGCAACACTTAACTTAGGAGAAATTTCTCTATGGTAGAACAACGTGGTGTTAGTCTATTACCTGACGATTTTATTCAAGGCGGTTTGCTCGACGATATTGACGGTCGAATCAAAACCGCTCGCTGGGTAGAGTTTGATTACGGCGGGAAGGGTAAACCAACCCTCGCGCTTCATGTCTGCATTCTTCACGCAGACGGAGAAGAAGACGCCTATTACAGCTGTGGCGATCTCAGCCGCATGCAACCCAATAACCAGGACGGCGGAAAAACCCTGCTTCCAGTCGACGGCCATATCATCAAAGGCACGAAGGCGGCATGGTTCCTGGAATCCATTATAGCAGCCGGATTCCCGAGAAACGACCTCGGTGTCGATGTTTCAGCATTTGACAGCACCGAATGTCATTTCCTCCGCAAAGCAGATCCGGAACGCCCGGGGCTCGCAAATCAGCGCGATGCCAGCAAAGGCCCGGCAACAACTCTGCTCGTGAAAACCATTATATCACTCCCCAAAGAAGTCAACGCTTTGAATTTCGTTGGCGGTGGGGTTAACCCATCCCAGGCTGTTGGAGCCCCTGCCGGAGCACCCGCAGGCGCCGGAAATCCAGCCCCAGCTCCTCCTGCTGTAGCGGCCGCCGCAGATTACGGCCAGAAGGCAGAAGAGCATATTCTCAACGTACTCGCCCAAAAAGGCGGCGCAATCACAAAAGCAGAACTTCCGGCAGCTCTCATCGCCAGTTGTGCTGCATCCGGTGATGTCGCAATTCAAGGCGGGATCGTAGGCCAAGCCTATCGCAATGAATGGGTAGGCGACGCAGCTCGTCCGTGGAAGGTAGATACAAACGGCGGATTGAGTCTGTAATAATCCAATCTTGGGGCTGTAACACCTCCTAAGCAGCCCCGGGAAGCCGGTAGTTCAATCAACAACCCCTTGCTGCCGGCTTCCTCCTCCAGGAGGGGAGGATCAAATGGATATTCATGAAATACTTGAAGCTATCAACACCGAGCCAGAACCGCCTAGCCCCTGGAAATCTCTCGGGATTTTAGGTGCAATGCTACTCGCAATAAAAATAATATTCAGTCCATTTCAATTCATGCAGCGCACAATAGTTATGACTAGAGAGTATACCGCATCTCATCTCTACAATACCTGGCGTGACTCTATGGATGAAGAAATGTCAAAAGAGGACTCATGCAAATCACCGAACACGGAGAGCAAGACATAATATCTGAACTCTGGAGTATTGATCACGAAATAGGACACACCCGCTCCCCAGGTCTTCACGTCTCCAAGATAATCTACACCGAATTGGAGGAGCAGGGACAGTCTCGTGTCAACTCCACTTTCAACAACTCGGATCTCGAAGCTTTCCGTGCTCTCGGTTTTCTCTGGGAACGCATCATAGTAGATGTCATCAAACGACAGGAACGCAGGCTCGGTACCATGATCCCCTCACCCGAACTCTGCATGGACAATGTCTACATGACGCCGGACTACAGCCTGGTCAAAAAACTCGTCAAAACCGAAGAGTACAAATGCACCACCAAGTCCGCGCGAATGCAAATAGAAGAAAAACCTGAATGGCTTACCCAGATCCAGTGCTACTGTCGTGGACTCGGAACCCTGGAGGCCAATCTCCGCGTGCTTCACCTGCGCGGTTACATAAACCCACCAATCCCGAAAGTGAAACAGTATCACCTTTCATTCACCCAGTCGGAACTCGACGAAACATGGCTTCGACTACTCAACTTTGCAAAAGCCAAAGGATGGCTATAGGAGGTAAATAGCATGACCAATCAATCCTGGGAACAAACCGGATTCATCCCGGCATCAGCACTCGCCAAACCCCGCATAATAGCGGCCGTCGCCGGACTCGAAAAAACCGGCAAGAACCATTTCGCTTTCACAGCACCTGGTCCAATCGCGCTTCTCTCTCTCGACTTCGGAGACGAGGGCATGATTGAAAAATTCATCGACGGCACGGTAGCTTCCAAAACTATCTGGAGCAAATCATACAAAATCCCATCCGGCCGGCGCGACGTAAACAAAATGATTGAGGACGCGACACCCATCTGGGAAGAAGTCAAAAAAGATTTCATGTACGCGCTCAGCAATGCCCGTACCGTAATCGTCGATACCGAAACCGAACAGTGGGAGCTTATCCGACTGGCTCGTCTCGGTAAGCTCGAACAAATCAAGCCTCACCACTACGGACCGGTAAACCGCGAGTACAAAGAAGTCTTCGTCAAAGCCGCATACGAGTCCAACGCCAATGTCATTTTCCTTCAGCGTCTCAAGCGCCGATACATAAACGACAAAGCCACGTCCGACTTCGACCAGGCCGGGTACAGCGGCGTACCTTACGACGTCCAGGTCAACTGCCGAACCTACATCGACGAGCACAGCCAGTTCGCTCTCTACGTCGACAACTGTCGCCAGAACGGTCTCATGAGAGGCACGGTATTAACCGGAGAAATGCTTAACTTCCAGATGCTGGCCATGATGGTACTCCCATCAGTTGACCCGACAGCCTGGTTATAGGAGGTGGTTATGCGATTCGATCCCACACCGTTTAGTTATGATCCTGGGATCAGTATCGGTATCACTACTGAAAGTGAACGTCTGAAACAAATCTATGCAGAGCTTAATGCAATGAGAGATTCTATGTGCAGTGAACACAAATCCATTGACGACACGCTACACAAAACTTACATAAATCAAATATCAAGGAGGTATGAAATGCCATCAGGACCGAATTATAAAACTCCTTTTGAACATATGATAGACAACATAGGACTAAGCCAAGAGAACGCCGATCTCAAGCGCAAACTCAAATCCCAGCGCGTCGAACTCCAGGCGGAAATCGACAGACTTACCAATGCCGAGTGGCGCCCAGAATGCCCTGCATTCGACTGTTTCGGAAGACCTTTGGTACCGGGTTTGCTTGTACCAGAGCAGTCCAACAAAGACCTGAAGATCATCAGGCTCAACAAACAACTGGACGAAATGACAGAAGACCGCGATAAGGAAATGAACAAATGTCAAGATCTCCGGAAGCAACTGGATGAAATATGCAAACAAAAAAAGAGTCTCTTCAGTGGTATCTACCGCGCTCAACAACGAATAGATGAGCTGGTTAGGGATCGTGATCTCGCCAACAAAAACCTGGCATCAGAGTCCAGAAAATCAAAAGACCTGAGCAAGTATATTGAATCACTCGAATTAGAGCGTGAAGGATCTCACGTTAGATATCTCAACAATCACATAGAAAAACTAAATCGAAAGATAGAAAATATCAAAGCTTTCGTAAAATAACATCGCTCAGGAGGCACAGCATGATCATGGTAGACCGCCGTATTGGCTCGGGCGACCTAGTAAACTATCTCCCCAAGAGCTCCGCTGCACTCGACACCTTAAAATTCGGAGATGCCGCCTTCATAGGCTACGGCCCTAAGCACACCCCTGTCCGTGTCGGCATAGAAATCAAAGCTCTCGGAGACGCCTGCAGCTCAATCCGCTCAGGCCGATTCGCCGGCCACCAGCTCCCCGGACTCTTAACCGACTACGACAAAATCTACGTCATCGTAGAGGGCCAGTTCCGCATAGGTCCGGAAGGTCAACTCCAAACCCCCCGTCACGGCTCCTGGCGCACAGCTCAATTCGGGTACGACGCCTGGATGTATAACGAGCTCGACAACTGGATGAACACAATCAGCGCAGTGTCCGGCATCATGATAAAACGCACCATGAACCGAAAAGAATCTGCCGCAGTCATCCTCAACCTATACAAATGGTGGACTGTCAAAGGATTCGAAAAGCACCGCTCTCACGTAGGATTCGATACATCCGGACGACCTACTCTCTGCAAACCAGGTCTCGTCCGTCGTGTCGCCGCCCAGTTCCCCGGCATAGGCTGGGAGAAGTCCGCAGCCGTAGCCAAACATTTCAAAACAGTCCATGACATGGTCCACTCCAAGCCGGAAGACTGGCAACAAATAAAAGGTATCGGGAAAGTAATCGCTACCAGGACCGTGGCATCTCTAAGAGGAGAAAATTGCGATGAGTGATTATGATATAACAGACGGAAGTAAATGTCCAAGGAAGGATTGTGCAGGTACTGTTGTGTTGAGTGAGGTAGACGACTGTCAGTGCCACATCAACCCGCCATGTGAGGCTTGTGTAGAAAGCGGCTTTTGTTGTGATACCTGCGATTGGGAGAGTTCAAATGAAGACGAGTAAAAAACTATTCGATATCACCGTATGGCTCGCAGCAATCGGGACAGCCCTTATCATTCTCTGTTATCTATATCTCGCAATAGGAGGCAACTGATGGAAATGTTAGTAAGAATTATTGTTATTACATTCTGTACTCTATATCTCGCTGCTACTTTTATAGCCGCTATCATTATCATAGCGAAAAGAGGCGAAGAAGATGACTAAATGCCCCAAGCACCCGCGATACAAAGGTATCAGGAAGCCGCAAGTAAGTTGTGTGAATTGTCATGCTGTATTCAGAGAACGACGTTACCTGAAAATAGAGATGATGTTCTACATACCAACAGAGGGGAAGAATGAAATTCCTATTCCGATAGAGCAAAAAAGTTTCGACCGTCTTGTTAGAGTTGTTGACGATCTCAGTAGGGTTATTCAAACTGGTAGTGGCAGTAGTCTCGAAAAACGTATTGTAAACGTCACTTGGCCCGAGGATATAAAATGAGCTCTCGCGTATACGGTTCCGGACCAGAACCATGCAAAATCCTATTCTTTGCCGAGCGTCCCGACGCAAAATCAATCTACTACAACCGACCGTGGGCCGGCAAAGCTGGAAAAGAACTCGACCGATACCTCTGGAATCTCCGTCTCGACCGAGGATCAGTCTACCTCGACAACCTCACCAAAGAACGCTCTCCCGGCAAGAAGGAAAAACTCCCCACCGTCGAAGAGATCCGCCGAGACGAACCTGACAACATCGACATGCTATCCCGTGTCCGCCCAGCGCTCATCATCACTCTCGGAATGTCCGCCACCCGATACTTCCTCGGACCTGACGCCACTATGGAAAAAGACCACGCCATCCCGCGCACAATATCCTGGACACCCCGTCACGTCCCGGCACCTGCACGCACTTACACAATCTTCCCAGTCTACAACCCTGCTGCAGGATTATACTCCGCCGACATGCAGCCCATCATAAACTACGACTTCCAATGCCTGGACGCTTACCTCCGTGGTATCCTCCCAGAACCTGAAGTCGACACATTCAACGGTAAAGAATCATACGTGCTCGGCACTCGGGACGACATGGACTATCTAAAGCACGCCCTAAAGGAGTCGCCGTCCCTTCCTATAGCTGTAGACACCGAAGGCTGGCCTGGAGACGAGTGGGGATTGTCCTATTCAATCTATCCCGGCATGTCCATAGTAATGACGAAAGAGCACCATCTACAATCCGAATTCGACAAGCTCGACAGAATTCTCCGTGGTCGTACTATTATTCTCCACAACTCCCTCCACGATCTCGGCATCCTAAAAACCCTCGGTATCAACGTCACAAACTTCATCGACACCATGATACTCGCCTACCTCCTCCAGGTAGAAGCCCAAGGTCTCAAACCTCTCAGCTACCGCCACTCCGGCATGTCCATGTCATCATACGACGAGGTAGTAAAACCATACGCCGACTCACTCTACCTCGACTATCTCGAACGAGCCAACGACATCGAATGGCCTCCAGGTGAAGGACGCAAACAAGGCATCAACCAGCGCATCACCGGCATCCTCAACTCCCACGCCAAAGGCAAGGTAAAAAACTTCACAAACCGCTGGGAGAAACTAACCGAACCCATGCGTGACAGTATCGAATCAGACCTCGGACTCTGGCCCGACCCCGGACTCAAGCACGTACCAATGGAAAAGGCCATCCCATACTCCGCCCGGGACGCCGACGCCACTCTCCGTCTCTACCCGAAACTCGACCGACGAATAGACTCCCTGGACCTCTATAAAACCTCCGAACTCGACCACGCTATCGTCCCTATGGTTGACCGTATGCAATCCCACGGCATGCTCGTAGACATCCCCCACATGCAAGGTCTAGGCTACGTCTTAGAAC